TTACTAGAAGCAGTTAAAGCACCTAAAGCTGTAGTTACACAACCAGTACAAGAAAGTATTACATCACCAACTACACTCACTGTTACACAAACACCTAAAAAATCTTTAAAAGAACAAAGACAATCTTATTTGGATATTATAGGTGAAACAGGGTTGAATATGAATAGTTCACATGCTAAAGGGTTTGGTAATAAACCATTTAATCCCCAAGGAGCTGGAGATACCACTTCAGCAAATGGAAGTCTACCAGCAGGAGAAGTTAATATGAATCAAATAATGGGATTAATGACTAAATAATGGCATTTGAAGCACAACAAATATTTCCAATTGACTTTAATAAAAGTGCTGCTGTAGGAGTAAATTTACCTTTTTCTGCACCTGGAGTGTTTAAGCCTAATTATACCACAAAGGAAGCAATTAAATCTAATTTAATTAATTTCTTTCTTACAAATCAAGGAGAAAGACCTTTAAACCCAACATTTGGAGGTGGTTTAAGAAATTTTGTTTTTGAACAAATTGTAAATGATAATTTAGATTCTATAGAAGAATTACTACTTTTACAAATTGTTGAGTTTTTTCCTAATATAAATGTTGAAAATTTAGAAATATTTAAAAAAGAAGATAATAACCAAATATCAATATCATTAAACTATAGTGTTCTTAACACTAACATTAATGATGATGTACAAATAGAATTTAACTAATGGCTACACCAATAAATAGAGATGTAAAATACTTAGATAGGGATTTTTCTGATATTAGAGCCAGATTAATAGAGTTTTCTCAAACCTATTTTCCTAATACCTATAATGATTTCTCCCCAGCCTCACCAGGAATGATGTTTATGGAGCAAGCAGCTTATGTAAGCGATGTAATGTCATTTTATTTAGATAACCAATTACAAGAAACATTTACTACATTAGCTAGACAAACAAATAATTTGTATGAATTAGCTTATATGTTTGGTTATAAGCCAAAAGTAACGGGAGCAGCTCAAGCTAAGATGGAATTATTTCAACAAGTTCCTTCTAAATTAGTAGGAAATGAATATGTTCCTGATTTTGATTATACAGTAACTATAGGAGAGAATTCAACAGTATCAACAGAAACATTACCTTCTTCTACATTTTTAATGCAAGATAAATGTGATTTTTCATTTTCTAGTTCATTAGATCCTACAGAAATATCAATATATCAAATAGCTGGAGATGAACCTCAATATTATTTATTAAAAAAAACAAGGAATGCTATTTCTGCTACAATTAATACTCAAACTTTTTCTTTTGGTTCACCATCCCCATTTCAAACTATAAATATCGCAACAAATAATATTATAAAAATATTAGATATCACAGATTCAGATGGTAATGTATGGAAAGAAGTAGATTATTTAGGTCAAGAAATGGTTTTTGATAGTATAAAAAATACTAATCCTAATGATCCTAATAATGTAGCAGATGCAGGTGAAGTTCCTTATTTATTACAACTTAAAAAATGTCAAAGACGTTTTGCTACAAGATTTACATCAGAAAATAATTTACAAATACAATTTGGAGCTGGTAACCCAAATGATACCGATGAATTAATAACACCTAACCCAAATAATGTAGGTATAGGTTTACCCTTTGAACAAGATAAACTTACAACAGCATATTCACCTACAAACTTTTTATTTACAAATACTTATGGTATTTCCCCTTCAAATACTACTTTGACAGTAAGATATTTAACTGGTGGAGGTGTTGAGTCTAATGTAGCTAGTGGAAATTTAACAGGTTTAAATGCTTCAAATACTTTTTTCAATCAATCCAATTTAAATGCTACTACTTCAAACTACATATTTGGAACTTTAGCATGTAATAATTTAGATGCTGCTGATGGAGGTCAAGCCGGAGATACTACTGAGGAAATTAGACAAAATACTTTAATGCAAATAGCAGCTCAACAAAGAACAGTCACATTAGATGACTATAAAGTAAGAGCTATGAGCATGCCCTCAGAATTTGGTTCTATAGCTAAATTATATATAGAAAAACCTACACTAGATAATGAAACTACTACAGCTGAAACTTTATGTATGTATCTTTTATCTCAAAACAGTGCAGGACAATTTTCAACACCTACAAATTCCTTAAAAAATAATTTAAGAACTTATTTATCACAATATAAAATGATAGGTGATAGTATTGAAATAAAAGATGCTTACATTATTAATATAGCAATAGATTTTGAAATAGTAGTTTTACCTAATTTTATAAACAGTCAAGTAATATTATCTTGTATTACCACATTACAGGAATATTTTGATAGAGATAAGTGGCAATTAAACCAACCTATTTTAATACAAGATTTATTTGTTTTATTAGATAAAATTGAAGGTGTTCAAACAATAAAAGATATTAAATTTTTAAATAAAGCAGGAACTTCAATAGGGTATTCCCAATATTCTTATGACATAGGAGCAGCAACATTAAACGGTGTTATTTACCCAAGTTTAGATCCTAGCATATTTGAAATAAAGTATCCTAATAATGATATAAAAGGAAGAGTAGTACCTTTATAATAAAAAATAAATAAATATGCCAGTTAACCCTAATTTTAGACCATTAAGATCACCAGGACCTACTTATAATTATAGTTTAAAGGATCGTTTAAATCAAACTAATTATGATGTTACAAACCCTTTACCTAATGGAGGGCCCGTAAGTTTTCCTCAATATGGTCATGAACATAAATATTCTCCTACTAACACATATTTAAATTATAGTACTCCTGGAGGAAACGGAAGTGGTGTTCATGGTGACACTGCAACTCCTACAAGTGATTTTGGTATTCAAGGAACTAATATAAATCCTAATAAAAATATTTTTAAAGATAATACTAGTTTAGATATTGAAAACCCTTCACCTACAGGAGGACCTAATAGAACTAATTCTCCACAAATTCCTGGAGGTATATACACTTCAACAATAGTAGGAAATCGATATGGTGATGAAGAAGGAGCTGGAGATTTTTTAAGAAATGTTAAAAACGAACCAATTAGAACAGAAATACACCAATATCTTCCTATCCAAGGAAAAAGATATTTAGATCAAAATTTAGAACCTAACTTACCTCCTGTCCAAAAACAAAAAGCAAATTGGCAATTTTTTGATAAGTTAAAATTACCTAAAATAGATTTTGCAGGGGCTTTCAATGTAGGTTCTACAGGCTAAAAAAAACATAAAATGGCAATATATAAAATTTTTCCATACAAAGATGCTACTTTATATTCATTCTACCCAGATATGAATACAGGGATAGACCCTATTACAACAATATCAAATTTAAATATAGCTGTAAATTCTAATCCTCAAGTAGCTAGATTTTTAACAGAATTTGTGCAATCCGAGATTGAAGATATTCTAAATAACAAAATTTCAGGGTCACAATGGGATGTAGACTTTAAATCATTTATTGCAACAGCCCAAGGTGTAGTTGAAGCTACAGACATATCAGTTCATCCATTAGCACAATATTGGTATAATGGAACAGGAACATATTTAGATCAACCTATTACAACAGATGGATGTGCTTGGTATTCCCCTTATTTTAAAAATTCAGGAGTAGCATGGTCAAGTAGTGGTACAGATAATACAAACCATTATGTTACTAGTTCTTTTAATCCAAATTTTGTAATGGCTGGAGGTGGAGCTTGGTATCATAGCGGATCAGATGGAACATTATATGCTGTAACTCAATCATTCGATACAAGATCAACAAAAGATTTAAAAGTAAATGCTAAAAATGTAGTAGAAAAATGGTATAGTGGGTCATTTGCTAATAATGGTTTTATCACTAAATGGGAGAATAGTGTAGAATTCAATACTAATGCTCAAATCCAACCTGTAATGCAGTTTTATAGTGTTGATACCAATACTATATATCCACCACAATTAGAATTTAAATGGAGAGATTATCAAAGCATATTAACAGGATCTGCTACAGCTAGTATAGTAGATACTACAAATTTAGTGTCTTCATTAGCTGAAAATCCTGGATATTTTACTCCTCAAAGTGTTAATAGGTTTAGATTTAATGTTGCTGCTAAATATCCAATTAGAACATTTACAACTGCATCTCAATTTACAGGAACAAATTACTTACCAACAGCATCATATTATGCTATAAAAGATTTGGATACTAACGAATTTGTTATAGATTATGATACTATGTATACGCAATTAAGTTCTGATAGTAAAGGAAATTATTTTGATGTTTATATGAACGGACTAGAACCTGAAAGATATTATAAAGTTTGTATAAAAACTCATATAAATGATTCTACATTGATACTAGATGACAATTATTATTTTAAAGTAGTTAATGCATTATAATGGCTGAAAATGTAAAATTAAATAAAGAAGTTTTTTCTAAAGTTTCATACCAAAAAACTATAGATACCTCTTTTAAAGAGTTTGGGGTAAAAACAATTCAAGAACAGATAAATGAACAACCTACAGTTCAAGAATTTTTTGATATGTACAACATTTTATTTTATCAAATAAATGAACTAGGTCCTACTAACTCCCATGAATATCTTATTAAAACTAGCAGTGAATATATTAATTTTAGTGAAAACAATGAAATAATTGAAGCATTACAAAATGAAATAGCTCAATTAAGAGAAGAATTATTAACACTTCAGCAAGAAATAGCAGGCGTTGAAGAAGCTGAAGAAGAATCTTCTTCATTGCTTAATTCATCAATATCAGGAACAAGTAGTGGAGTAAGTGGTGGATCCAGTGGTGGGTCTGGAGGAGGAGGATATTAATTTTTTTATATCAAATGGCAAAAATAGTTGAAATAAATCCTAGTAATTTTGAATTACAAGAATATAGTACTAAAGATGAAAATTTAGTGCCCCAATTTGATATTGATACTTCCTTAACTCAATCTAGTTATATTGAGTTTTTTACTTATGATTTAAATAATAATATTCTCAATTCAGATCTTAATTATCAAAATTATACATTAACCCAAAATTCACTATCATCTAAAGGTAATATAACCCAATTTAATTTATCTCCTGAACAAGATCTTCTTAATCAAGGATATAATAATGGTAAATATGTTACTTACTACAATATTCTAAATAAAAAAATAGGAGATTCTGTTTCAACTTTATTTATATCAGAAATATCTTCAGATAGAACAGAAATAAGATTAGACAGTACAATATTATCAACTTCTGATTTTATTAACCAAACTAAAAATTTTATAAATTTTAGGGAAGAACAAGATTATTTTGTAGATTTTTATTTGAATTTAGGAGACAATAACCTATTAATAGCTAATAATATTCAACTTGAAAATGAAAACACAGATGATCCTACTATAATAATTAAATTATATGAACCCTTACCTTCTTCATTTAGTTTAAAAAATACTTTATGGATAGTTACTTTAATAAGTGAACCCGTAGCTTTTCAAGTAGATTTTCCTGTTGAACCTGTAACTTTTATAGATTATAAACCTCTCAATGGTCCTAATTTTACAATACCTATAAAAGATCAAGTTAATAATTCTTCTCAAAACTTATCATATAATGATATTATATCTAATGCTCCCACTAGTTCACAAAATCAAATAGATAGTTTATTATCCCAATCCTCTATTAATATTAGTGTAGACTATTCTAATTTTTCAGATTTTATTAATTTTAGTTCTGCTCAAACTCGTATAGAAAATTTTTATTATAAAGTAGGTTTAATTGAAACATATACTTCAGAGTCTAATGCTTTAACTAATACAACTGGGTCTTCTACAAGTAAACAAATTATAGAATCAAAAATTTCAAATGTTATAACAAATTTTGATAAATTTGAATATTTTATGTATTATAGTAGTGGTTCTATTACTTCATATCCTAAATCTACCACAGAACCTCCTTATACTTTAATGTCAACTAATAGTGCTGAGGTACTTACTTGGTTAGGTAGTACAAATGAAAATAATAGTAACTTTGGGGGTTTACTTCTATCAGCATCTAATTATGATAATGCTAATTTTAATCAACTTAAAAAATCTATCCCTGAATATATAAGAGAAGATTCTAATAATCACCCCTATGATTTATTTGTTGACATGGTTGCCCAATATTATGATAATGTTTGGTTATATACTAAAGATATTACTCAAAAATATAACGCAGATAATAGATTAGATTTTGGTATATCTAAAGATTTAGTAGCAGATGCTATTAGAGATTTTGGAGTTAAATTATATCAAAACAATTTTTCCAATCAAGAACTGTACACAGCATTCTTAGGATTAACTCCTAATGGTAGTCTATTTCCTTTCCCAGAAATAACAGGATCAATGCCTGTATCTACAGGAATGGAATTTGTAGATACATTAATATCAGCATCAAATGATGTTATATCAATGGATGATACTAATAAATCTTTATACAAAAGAATTTACCATAACATACCATACCTGCTCAAATCAAAAGGAACAATTACTGGATTACGAGCGTTAATAACCTCATATGGTATACCTGATACTATACTAAGAATATCTGAATTCGGTGGTAAAGACCAAGTTAACGCTAACGACTATGATTTATACCAGAATAATTTTAACTATGCGTTTAATGCAACAAATAATTTTATTACTTCATCTTGGGAAGTAAATAGTGGTTGGGGAGCTACAAATGATAGACCTTCTACAGTTCAATTTAGGTTTAAATCCGAAAAATTTCTACCTACAAATTTATCTCAATCTTTATGGTGGGCACAACAAATTGGGTTTGGTAGTAAAACAGCAGAACTTATTTTAGAATATAGTGGTTCAGGTTTAACAAGTGGTTCATATGATGGTTCAATTAAAGACCCAAACTACCAATATACAAATTTAAAATTTATTCCATACTCTGATCAACCAAATATTTCAGCCAGTATATCATTACCTTTTTATAATAATGATTGGTGGTCAGTTATGGTTACTACTGATCAAAATAATACTTTTAATTTATATGCAGGTAATAAAATATATAATGGCAATGATGGTACTTCTATTGGATATTATGCTTCGGCGTCAATTACTGGAGCAGATAGTTTTGCTTGGAGATTCGCACGACACTCTGTTTTTGCATCATCCTCTTTTTACTACCCTAATTATAAAAAATTCTCAGGTTCACTTCAAGAAATAAGATATTATACTACCCAAATAAGTGAAAGTGTATTTAAAGATTATGTAATGAATCCCCTATCTTTTGAAGGTAATGGAGTTAATGGTGCACCTGATCAATTAATATTTAGAGCAGCTTTAGGAAGTGAATTAGATATTATTACTACTTCTTCTATTCACCCTAAAGTAACTGGCTCTTGGGCTACTACTTCATCTTTTGTTAACGATAGTAATATTGTTTTTGCTGAAGCACC